CCCTCTGGTATGTTTGTCACCGATCAGGTTATTCCTGATGGCAAGTACAAAGAGATCGCAGCCCGTCTGAAAGAGGCGTGGAACAACATGACAGGCAGCAAGACCAGTGACCCAAGCAAGCCGGGTCAGGGTATGCTGCTGGATCAGGGCATGAAGTATCAGAAACTAGAGATGCTGACTTTGCAAGACACTGACGCTGCTGCTTTGAAGCTACAGACGATGCGCCGCATCTGTGGGTTGTTTGGTGTGCCGCCTTCTATGATCGGCATCCATGATGGCAAGTTCAACAACAGCCAAACGGCTTTGGATGAGTTCTACAAAACAACCATGTACCCGACAATTGTCAATATCCAGCAGAAATTGACGCAACATTTGCTTGAGGGTTATCCATCACTGTGTGTCGAGTTTGACACTAAGGATTTCCTGAAGGGCGCTCCTTTGGATCAAATGAACTTTGCTACTGCTGGCGTAAAAGGTGGAATAATGACACCCAACGAAGCCCGTAACTACATGAATTTGCCATCTATGGACGGTGGTGATGAGTTGGTTAAAGAGCCTGAACCTGCCGAGCCAATTGCTGGTAGCAGCCCTAAAGATACTGGTGGCGGTGGTGGCAATCAGACCAAAAAGATGAATATAGGCGCTACTTGATATATCATGTACACTGATACACAATATCTGGTAGCATTAGCCAAACAGGTCAAAAGACCTAAACAGTTGCCTGTACTTCTAGGGCAACGCCCTAAAATACAGGACAATAACCAATCCATTGCTTTAGGGGCAATCAATGAAGACATTGAATCTAATCTGCGAAGCCAAGCTAAATCTCAACGAGAAAGCCTCGAACGGCGAACCGTCTGGACAGATTGAGGCTCGCATTACGACTTGGGGCGCACGGGAAGGCGCTGATGGTCGCAAGTTCTTTTATAAGCCAGAAGGCTTTATGCAATGGGCCAAAGAGTTTGCCGAAATGGGCCGACCACTTCCCATGTACGTTAACCACAATGCTGACGCTATTCCCGTAGGAGAGTGGACAAGCATTGAAATGGATGACGATGGCATGAATGCTTCAGGTCGCTTGTTCCTCAACACTACTGCTGGTTCTGACTTGTACCAAGTAATGAAAGAAAGCCCCAATATGTTTGGCGGGGTTTCTGTTGGCGCTTATGCCGAAGAATATCAAATGGTTGATGCTAATGGCGAGGCAATGACCATTGGTTCTGCTGATCCATATGAAGATGGCTATTTCCAAATCACCAAAGGTGGTTTGCGTGAGACTAGCGTGGTCATGCACCCAAATAACATGAAGGCAGAAATCAAAAAGTTGGAATATTTTCGACCTGATGGCTCTGCTGATTTGAAAGTATTGGAAGAAGCCTTGCGGGATGCAGGTCTGTCCAAGCAGATGTCGGTTGCCGCCGCATCTGTATTCAAGACGGTAATTGAACAGCGTGATGCTGTTGAAAAGCCTATTGAAAATGCGCCAATTCAGAGTGATTCTGATGCGGAGGCAACCGCTGAAATTCTTGCTGCTCTTGAGCAACGTGAACTTCTGAAACTCCTTGACAAACGACTTAAAGGTTAAATCATGTCCCAAGTTATCCTCGAAAAACTGGATGCTATCGAAGCTAAACAAGCCGAAAGCATCACTGCTGTTGAAGCCAAAATCCCTGCTGCTGTTGAGGCTGTCAAAGCTGAATTCAGCGAGATGGTTGCTGCTCTGGAAGCCAAAGTTGCTTCTATCAATATGCCTGAGTTCATTCGCACACCCGCAAAGACTGTTCGCCAAGATGTGAACCGTCATGTGCGTGAGCAATTGTCTACTTTCTACAAAGGCAACAACCGTTTGGAAAAAGAACTGCAAATCTTTGCAGACGAAAGCCAAATGGATGCGTACTTGAAAGAAGCCTCTGCTCTGACCGCTGGCGGTGATGGCAAGGGTGGTCGTACTGGCTACGATCCTACCTTCACGGCTTTGCGTTTGATGAACCCAATGCGCGGTCTGTCTCGCACTGTGGCTACTGACGGTTCCTCGTACCAATTTCGTGTTCGCACGGGCAATCCGGGTGAAGCATGGGGCTATGGTATTCAGAACAACGGCGCAGCCACTACTGAAGACACAAGCATCTGGCAATTGGTTTTGCAAGACTTGAACGTGCAGTTCCCAATCCGTACTGCGGCATTGGACGACATTGATGGTTTGGAAGCTGTTGTTGTTGACGACATGCTGGCCTCCTTCAGTCAGAGTGAGGCACTTTCGATGGTGGCGAACAATGACCAAGTTGCACAAGGCGTGAATAACCCCTACGGTGGAACTAACGGTTTGCGCGGCCTTGATAGTTACGGTGGTTCTAACGCCACTTACACTGGTGGCACAACTTCTGCTGCTGCTTTTGGCACTTCTGGCACTGGTTCTTCAAGCGGTCTGCACTCGCTGGCTACTTATGACCAACTGACTTCTAACGTGAACACTGTTGGCTTGAACAACATTGCTTACAAAGACGTTATTAACTTGGTAATGGCTTTGCCGCAGCAGTATTGGACTCCAAACGCCAAGTTCATGGTCAGCCCAATCTTGGCTCAAGCTATTCGTGGTCTGCAAGACACCAATGGTCGTCCAATCTTCAACTCTACTGAGTCGTTGATTCCTGATGGCATCATTGGCAATATGCTTGGCTTTGATGTGGTGATGAACCGTTACTTGGACTCTCCTTTCCAATCTACAGTTGGCGCTGCTGGCACTACTAGCCTGTACCCAATGTACTTTGCTGACTGGAGCCGCTTCCACACCATCGTGGATCGTCTGAACATGGTTATGCGGAGATATGACCAGACGCTTCCAGGATTTATAACATTTTTTGGCGAAAAAAGGCTTGCCACAAGTGTTAGAGATCCAAACGCAGGTGTGCGTTATCGCTCGACAGGTACAGCCGCCTGATAAAACGGAGGGGGGTAATTCCCCCTCCTTTTTGTGCCAATAATTTAGGAACTGTTATGACCATTACCGAACGCATCCTGTCTGGAATTAAGCAAACATTGGAAACTGGCGAGAAAGTCACAATTGACTTGCGCGAGGCATCTGCTATCACAGGCTCTGGTGACGGGGTTGGTGGTCGTACCTTCTTTGACAACGCATTTGCTGCATTGCGTTTTGCAAACCCAATTCGTGAGATGTCGCGTGTTATCCCTGCATCTGGCTCAAGCGTTCAGTTTGTCGCTAAGACAGGTAATGCGACAAACTCCACAAACCCGTTTGGATACACGTTCACGCCTAACAGCGGTTCGCCAAACATCAACACATCTATCTGGCAACTGCCAACCCGTGTTATTTCTGCTCAATTGCCTGTGCGTTCAGCGGTTATGTCGGATGTGAACTACCTAAATGAAACGCTGGTCGAAGATTTGATGCTGGAATTTGCACAAATCGAAGGCGCTTCAATGGTTTTGAACAATGACCAAGCTGGTTCTACCACCACAATCAACGGCGCGACAAACGGTTTGCGTGGTTTGAATATGTACACCAGTGCTGTTTCATCTGCATTTGGTACAAGTGGCACAGCAATCACCAACGGCATTCACTCCATTGCTACATACACTCAAGCAGCAGCGGCTGTGTCGTATTCCGACATTACTGACATGACACGTTTGTTCCCTGCTCAATACTGGAATCTTCCCGGTACTGCATGGATGATGCACCCACAAACAATTCACGAACTGCGTAACCTCGGGACGGGTGGCGCGGCAATTAGACAATTTGCTGAAACTGGCGATGATGATGGCGGTGCTGTTGTTAATGTGTTTGGCTTTCCTGTCATTGCGAACCCAAACATCCAAACAACTGGCGCTGGTAACTTCAACATTTATTTGGCTAACTGGCCTCGTTTTGTAAGCATTGCTGACGTTGAAGAAATGACCATTCAGGCAATGGAACAGACAAGCCCCGGCTTCATTACCCTATATGCGGAAAAGCGTCTTGTAAGTACCGTGCGTGACCCGTTTGCTGGCATCCGACTTGTAGGTGTTTAAACCATGAGCGTAGACAACTATCAATATGCTGCGCCTTTTGGCGCTCAAACGCGCAATCCGTTTAACTATGCAAAGGTTGAACAGATTGGGCGTGATAGTGTCACGGCGTGGTTGACCCTTGATGAAATCACGCAACAACTAAACTTGTTTCAAGACGAAAGTCAAGATGCATATTTGTCTAGTCTTGAAGTGGCTACTAGACAGGCAATTGAAGATTACTTAGGGTTGTCTATCTTCCCGGTAAGCTATCGTGTCTGGTACGGCTCTGAAAGCCTTGTGGCGTCCCCTATTAGCTTTGATTTGCCTGAAGTCAGCCAAAACTTTGCTACTAATCAACCCGGCGTCACAATCAATTCAGTTGGCTATTGGAATGATGCGTTCCCACCTGTCTTTCAGACGCTTGCAAGCACAAGCTATTACTACGATGCTTCTGGCAACAAAGTAATTGTTAACAATTTGCCGACTAATGTTAATTCGGTGATGACTGCTCCTATCGTTGTTCAATACACAACTGTTTCCAATCCTTTGGCTGCTTACCCTGTCATCAAGCAAGCAGGTCTGTTGTTGCTCACGCACTTGTACAACAATCGTGCAAATGCGACAGAAACAAAGTTAAAAGACATTCCTTTTGGTGTTACAACGCTGCTACGCAATTACAAACCACTGGTGATGTGAAATGGCAATTGCTCGTTTTGAAAACATCAACATCAACAACCTGACTTTTACCAAGTCGGCGTTTGGTGAGTCTGCGACTGTTCAGGCATTGTGGTTTGCAACTCGGGCAAGAGTGGCTTCAGTGGCAAACAGCCTCAAAATTGCAGACAAGTATCGTCTGTATCAAGACATGATTAATTTCACAGTCAATTACACAATAAACACGAAATTGATAGTGGCAAATCAAAACCTCTATTCAATTACATATCGTGGGCAAGATTGGCGTATTGACAGTGCGCGGGAATCGGATGATCGAATGACGGTCATGTTCCTGTGCTATCGTTCTGACCCAGTTACGGCGGTCTAATGGCAGCACAATTAAACCCTGTTGTTTACGGTAGAGCCATCCAGTATCAACTGGCAAACATTGTCACGCCAGTGCCTGTGTATGCGGCATTTAACCGTAACTTTGCAACTCAGCCCAAGTTCATTACTTGGATGCTGCGTAACGTGCATCAGCCTGTATATACGGGGACACAGCAAAGCAACAAAGGCATTGACCGTCCTGTATTTCAAATCTCTATCTTTACTCAGCAGATTGAAGAAGGATTTACAATCTCAAATCAGATTCTTCAAGCCTTGCACGGGTATAGCGGCATCTTGGGCAGTCCAGCAGAAGGCTTTTACATCTCTAAAGCTGACGTTATGTGGCTGTATAACAGTTACAACGATGAGGAAAAAATGGCGCAAATCTTCTTGGACTGCACCATTGACATTCCTGCGTAATACAAGACAATTGTTCAACTTTTGAAGGATACTCAAAATGGCTTTACCAAACAAAATTCTCCCCGGTTTTACGGCTGCGTTGTACGCACAGCCCGGAGCCACACCTACTCCTTTGACTACTGCACAGTTGTCCTTGGTTGCAAGCGTGTCTCCAATTGCTATTAGCGCCAACATTGTTCCTGTCGAAGCAATCCCTGCTTTTGGCATGGACGATGCTGTAGCTAGTTTCTCTGTAGCTGGATCGCGTCAATCTGACAAGATTCCCGTTCAGGCTGCTCCCACTTCCTTGACCATTACGGCTGCATGGAATCCTGCTGACACCAACTTGCTGTTGATGCGTGCTGATGCCTATTCTGGCGTGATTGACCGCACTTTCATCATCTCGGCTACCGAGGGTGCAAACATCGTTTATTACGCCTTTAACGGGCGTGTAGGCCAGTTCCAAGTGGATGCCGCTCCCGGTGCAGAAGCCAAGGCTACATTCACTATCCATCCCCGTGGCAACCAGTACGGTTGGTCCAACAACGTATAAGGAGTCATCATGACTATTCCTGCAAAAGTTCTTCCCGGTTTTGCCGCATCGCTTTGGATGCAATCGGCTGCAACTCCAACTCCATTGACAACCGCTAACCTGTCTGTGTGGGTTGCTCAAGTTACCACCATTGTTGGCACTTCAGCCAACGGCACTGGCGCATCTGGTGTTGCTGTGCCTGTCGAAGCAATCCCTGCCTTTGGTATGGATGATGCGGTGGCAAGTTTCGGTGTTGCTGGCTCCCGTCAAAGCGACAAGATTCCTGTGCAAGCGGCTCCTACAAGTTTGACCATTACGTCTGCTTGGAACCCTGCTGATACAGCCTTGTTGCAAATCCGTTCTGATGCTTACTCTGGTGTTGTTGACCGCACTTTTGTGATCGCAGCAGTGGAAGGCACAAACACCATTGCTTATGCGTTTAACGGTCGTGTTGGTCAGTTCCAAATTGATGCTGCACCCGGCGCTGAAGCCAAATGCACATTCACTATTCATCCACGGGGCAACCAGTACGGCTGGTCGAACAACTGATGAAACTCTCAGACGCAATTGAGGCAATCGTGACCAGCTATGGCGACATTGATCTTGTTGCCCGTGGCATGGTGGTTGACGCTGACGAGCTTGCAAAAGCTACAGCGCAACCTGACACAGCAGAAGCCATTGCTTTGGCTTTGCTGAAGAAGTACAACGTGACTGCTCCCGTAGTGGTCATTGAAGAAGTTCCACCAGACACAACAGAGTAAAAAGACATGATAGTAAAAGACAGTAACGACCTTCTAAACTTCCTTGTAGCCCAATCCGATTCTTCAAAGAATTGGTTTGGGTTTCAACAACAGAGGATTACAGCGATTGCCCTTGCACACGACATTGCAAGGAATCACGCTGACAAGATGACTCCTGACGAGGTGGTGGATTACGCCATCAGCGTCAATGAGTCGATTTACCACAAGATCATTAAAGCCACACGATAAACCATGACAAAACTTACATCTGCCTTTGGCGAAATCCCCAATCTGCGTACTAAGTCTTTTGAGCTTGCTGGATACAACTTCAAGGTTCGTGTTCCGCTGACAAAAGAGCTTGATGCCATGCAAGATCGCATTGAGAAGTTTGACCAAGCCGAATATCAAAAACGCTTTGACAAGATGACTTCATCTTTCCGCACTGGCACTATTGATGGTGTTGTAGTGACGGAGGACGATGTGGTTATTGAAGGTCGGTCTACCAAAGAACTGGTGCAAACCATCTTGCAGATGGAAAACCGAATGGTCGAGTACATCAGGTTGTTAGTTCCTGTAAATGGAACGCTTGATGAAATCACTTATGAAGACATTGAAGCTGAGTGGCCTACTGCTGTTCAGTTGGAAGTCCTTGCCAAAATTTCTGAGGCTATTCAGCCCGGTTACAAGGACTCTCGAAAAAACTAATTTGGGACATTCACCTGCAAGCCAGAGCGTATGTTTACGCTCATGGTGGGTGTCCTGATGATGTTCCTGTAGACGATATGCGGAATATCGAGATTATGTTGTCGGATGGTATGTTAGGAAACAAAGCTATTTTGCTGGCTTTGAGTTCCTTGACCACAGGCAACTTAAACTCGAAAATACAGAAGACGACAAGACCGTTTACGATGAAAGATGTTCTTCCATCAACGCACGAATACATTGTCCCGCCGCTGACAAAGGAACAACAGCAAGAGCAAGCCAGCAAGCAGTTGATGGCATTCTTGACTACTAGACCGGGTTCGGAGGCTTATTTGAAAGAATAGTATGGCTACTTGGACTCCTGATGGCAAAAACAGGATGTTTCGCGTTGAGGGAATGGAAGACCTTGAGGCGAAACTTTCTGAATTGATGGAGTTCAATCGCGCCGATACTGCGGCAAGAGCTACCATTGTCAAGGCCGCAAAAGTAGCTATGCAGCCCGTTGCCGATCAGGTCAAGGCCACAGCGCCATACGACCCTTCACCACGAACAGAAAAAAGCCCAATTCACTTGCGAGACACTGTTCGATTAGACGCAAGAATTCCGACAAAAAGAGATCACCAGTCAATTTACGTCAATCCAACAGATGCAGCTATTGCAGTTGTGTCTGTCAAACGAAGTGCTGTATCTTTGGCTCAAGAATTTGGCACTAAGAAAATTCCAGCACAACCATTTTTGCGTAGAGCAATTGAGCAAAACGCTGAGTCAGTTGTAGACAGTTTCAAAACAAACTTTGCTCAATTCCTGACAGCATATGCGAATAAAATAGCGCAAAGGAGAAAATGATGGCTTCAAGTAATATTGCTCGACTTGGTATTGTTCTTGGCGTTGATACGGCAGAACTTGAAGTCAAGATTTCCAAAGCGAAAGAGACTTTTCACGGCTTTACCAAGCAAGTAGAGCGTGACTCAAATAGCGCGGCAAAAGACATTGTTGCTCTGCGTTATGCAACAGAAGATTACGGCAAGACGCTAACAAAAGTTGAGCAAGTTGAAAGAGAAATTAAAGCTGGACGGTATCAACGTGCTGAAGGATCTTTGATTGAAATTTTGCGTAAAGAAGCTGCTGCGTATGACGCAAAAGCTAACGCAGTAAAAAACATGGCTGGCGCTCAGTTTAAGATGAACGAGCAACAGAAGATTAACCTTACCTATCAGACCACTGATTTCTTTACGCAGATTGCATCTGGTCAAAGCCCGTTCATTGCAGCCATTCAACAGGGCGGTCAGTTGAAGGACACGATGGGTGGCGTGGGCAATATGTTCCGTGCTATTGGCTCTTTGTTCACTCCATTTAGTGTTGGCCTTGGTTCTGTTGCTGCTGTTGTTGGAGGTGTCGGGTATGCCTTTTACAAAGCCAAAGAAGACTTGGAAGAATTCAAATCGGCAATGACTTTGACTGGTGGTTTTGCTGGCGTTACTTATACTGGCCTGTTAAATCTTGGCAATGTACTTTCCGAAAAAACAAACGTAGCTATTGGAGATGCAAGAGATTTAATGCAGCAATTGGCTGCAACTGGAAAATACACGCATACATCCATGCAGGCTGTTGGTGAAGTTATTCTGCGTTTTTCCAAGCTTGCTGGTGTTGATGCTGCAAAAGCCGCTGAAACACTTATTCCATTGCTAGATGGAACAGCAAGTTCTGCAAAGCAACTGAATGACAAATATCATTTCCTGACGCTTGAGCAATACAAGAACATTAAGGCTTTGGAAAAGCAAGGTCAGTTGCAAGAGTCCATACGGCTGCAATCCACTTTGCTGAACCAAAGTTTTCAGACCTCACGGCGCGAACTTGGGTATTTTGAAGAAGGATGGAAATTGCTTGGTAAAGCCGCTTCAGGGGCATGGGATGCCATGATGGGCTGGGGTCGTGACGATAAAGGCCAAGATTTACAGAAGCTAAATAAAGAAATTGCTTTGGCTACTGCTGCTATGAATGCGCCTACTAATCGCATGACGCAAGCAAAAGATGAAAATCAAGCCAAGCTAGATTTATTGCTTGAGCAAAGAAAGTTGCTGCTGAAGTCTATGTTAATGGAAGACGAGGCTGCAAAAGCAAGAGCTAAAGCCGCAGCAAAAAATGCAGATGACATTCGCAAAGAAGACAAGTATGGGCCTATGGGTATAGCCAAGGCCGCAGAACTGGCAAAAGCAGAAGCAGAAGCACAATTTGCAGTTGCCAAACAAAGCGCCAATGAAATACAGATGCTTCAGTTAGACGCTGCCAAAAAGCTCTCTGACGCACAGCTTGAGATGAAAGCTAAAAACACTCAAGAAGACAATCAATTTGCTGAAAAAAATCTTCAAATATATCAATACAAGTCTATTGCGATTGCCACTGAAACCGCTGAAAAAATAAAGCAAATTCAGATTAAAAAATACATGGAAGAACAAGAAGAAAAACTTGCTTACCAAAAAGACATTGATGATGAGTTTGTTCGTAAAAGCAAAGCAAGAGAAACAGCAGATTTGGGCGCATACAACCAAACTGAAGAACTTGAATTTCAACGCAAGTCGCTTGAGCTTAAATACCAATTAATTTACGCAACAGAAACTGAGCAAAAGTTAGCGCAAATTTCTTTGGAATATGCAAGAAAACGCAAAGAACTTGAAAGCAGAGAAAACAAATCAGAATCTCAACTTGCAGACCTTAACAAGCAAGAAGAAATTGCAAAAATGTTTGTGACTATGGATGAGTCTGCCAAGCGCACACAGCAAGTGTTTGATAGCGTGTTTGGCAACTTGTCTTCTGCCATTGACAACTTTGTCAAGACAGGCAAGTTAAGCATGAAGGATTTGGCTCGTAGCATCATTCAAGACTTGATTGCAATCCAAATGAAAGCTGCTGTGATGCGCTTTTTGGGTGCGGCTTTTGGTCTTGCAACTGGCCCCAACCCATCAAATGATGGCTGGTTTGCAAATGTCTATCAGGCATCGGGAGTAACGGGAAAAGCCACAGGTGGCCCTGTAAGCGCAGGTAGCCCGTACATCGTGGGTGAACGTGGGCCAGAATTGTTTATGCCATCAGGCTCTGGGACAATTATTCCAAACAACCAGATGGGCATGGGCAGCACCACCAACGTCACAAACAACTACATCAACGCCATTGACGTTAAGTCGTTTGAAGATCGTTTGCTTGGTAGCTCAAACACAATCTGGGCGGCAAACCAATACGCCAACAAAAACCTGTCTACTAATTTCGGGAGAACTTGATGTCATTCCAAACCATTTTTCAGGTGCAACAGTCAATGACTGTTAACAACCGCAGAACGGTAGGCCAGCAGGTTAGCCGTTCTGGTCAAATGCGTGTGGCTCAGTACCTGACTGCTGTGCCTTGGGTGTTCACTGTTATGCCACACAACTATCTGGCCTATGCAACATCCCGGCAAATCATTCAAACCATTGACAATCTTGACAGGCAATTGCCAGAGACAATTACTTTTAATAGCACAAATTTATCTTGGTTTACGAAATACCAAGGTGGTGCAGCCACAACGCCAACGACCGTGACACTAGGTGCTACACCTGTTGCCAACTCGCAAACTTTGTCTCTTGCCAATTTACCAGCGTCTACTGGAGCAATCTTTAAGGCTGGTGACTTCATTATGATTGGCGGCTACAGCTACAAGATCACGGCTGACGTACCCTACACAGGTGCAACGGCAACTGTGAGCATTCATCGACCTGTTATTGGTTCGCCCGTATCTGGCGCTGCTGTGGCTTGCGGCAACAATTGCACATTTAGGGTCTTGGCAGAAAAGTGTCCCACCTATACACTAACGCCATATCCAGCAAGCGCATTAGTTAATTGGGACGATGCGTTTGTATTTAGAGAGGACATTACATGACTACGACAATGACAGCATTGGATAGTTCGTCTATCCGACATGCTGAGTTTATTCGGCTGACGATGCCGTCTAACACCTACACTTTTTGCAATGCTGCTGCACCTATTACGGTAAGTGGCATCACCTTTTTACACCTTGGCAGTCTGTTGCAGCTTTCTGATATCAAGCGTGACATTAAGGCCAACAGTTCTGATTTGAGCATTTCGCTAACAGGTGTTGATGGAACAAACGTATCAATCGTTTTGGGGTCTGACATTAAAGGATCGCGCATTGAAGTTTGGCGCGGCTTTATGGACTCAAACAATCAGATCATCACAACACCTACCTTGCAGTTCTTCAAACGCTATCAGGGCATTGTTTCCAACTATTCCATTACTGAAGATTGGAACGAGCAAGCTAGAAGCCGTGTTGCTACGGTAGGCTTGTCTTGTGCGTCTTTCCGCACAATCTTGGAGAACAGGGTTGGCGGTGTTCGCACTACGCCTAAGATTTGGCAAGCCTTCTATCCCGGCGACAACAGCATGAACCGAGTTCCATCTATTGCAGGGTCATACTTTGACTTTGGCAGTGCGCCGACATCAGGAAGCCAAGCGGTTTCAAACGCTCCATCAGATACAAATTTTGACTCAAACTTTTCATCATAATGATTAGACTTGCAACAAGATACGACATTCCAAGATTGCTAGAGTTTGTAGAGGCTTACTCAAAAGAGTACCCTGTTAACATTCTTGGCGATACGACAAGACATTTAGTTAAGCACGTTGAGCAATTGTTGTTTTCCATCATCAATGGTCGCGGGTTTATCTTGATTGATAAGCACATGACAGGAACACTAATTGCCATTAAGCAAAACAATATCTGGTGTCCTGATGTTGTGGAATTGCATGAGTTGTTGTGGTGGGTAGACCATAAACACAGAAATAATCTTGTTGGTGGAAAACTTTGGATTGAATACGACAAGATAGCCAGTAAACTGCTTGATGATGGCGCTATACATTGTGCCTACACATCAGTTTCAGCAAATGGCCCATTGATAAATTACACAAAGCGCGGATACAAAGCTGTCGGCGCAAGTTTTGTTAAGGAATAGACATGGTAGCAACCTTAGTTTTATCGGCTATTTACGGCAGCACTTTTATGGCTGCGGCTGCCTTGGGTTCATTTGGTCTTGCAGCGGCAACATTTGCAATTAACTTTGCAGTTTCCTCATTGTTTGCCCGTGCTTTTGCGCCTGATGCAAGTGGCAATCAAGCAGTAGATAACGGTGTACGTCAGCAAGTTCCACCATCATCAACAAACAGCATTCCTGTTGTGTACGGCGATGCTTACATGGGTGGTTCGTTTGTTGATGCGGCTCTTAGCACTGATGCCAAAACAATGTACTACGTTCTGGCAATTTCGCACATCAGCCCTAACGGTCAATTCTCATTTGATCTAACAGAAATGTATTGGGGTGATCGCAAGATTACTTTTGATGGCACAGACCAAACAAAGGTTGTAAGCCTGACTGACAGCGCAGGTAACGTGGACACTAAGGTTAGTGACAACTTGTTCATAGCTTTGTACAAGTCAACAGAAGCTGGTGTCATCACTTCTGTTAACGGCGCGGCTTTGCCAACAACTTACATGGGCGGCTCAGACTTGCCTGTTGAGTTGCGGTGGGCGGCATCTAATCGTCAAATGAACGGTCTTGGTTTTGCAATTGTAAAAATAAATTACAACCGTGAAGCAGAGACTACAAATATGCAGACTCTGACCTTTTCTGTTAGCCATTACCTTAACGGTACTGGTGCTGCGAAGCCGGGGGACGTTTGGTATGACTACATTACAAACGAAAAGTACGGCGGCGCTATGCCAGCAGACTTGGTAGACGCAACATCTGCCACAGCATTGAACACCTACTCTGATGGCTTAATACCTTACACAGATACAACAGGCGCACAAACACAACCTCGTTACCGCATCAACGGTGTTATTGATACTGGTCAGTCGTGCTTAAACAACATCAACTCAATAATGATTGTGTGCGATTCTTGGAATCAATACAACGCAGCACAAGGCAAATGGAGCGTTGTCATTAACAAGGATACGTCAACAGCATATGCGTTTGATGACAATTCAATTGTTGGTGAAATTCGCGTTAGTGCTTACGACATTACAAGCAGCGTCAACCAGATTGAAGCCGAGTTTCCTCGCGGCGACAATCGTGACCAATCTGATTTTGTCTATATTGAAACTCCAGCAGGTCTGCTGTACCCCAACGAACCAATTAACAAGCAGTCGGTTCAATTTGCAATGACCAACGATTCGGTACAGGCGCAGTATCTTGCAAACCGAATCCTTGAGCAAGCCCGTGAAGACCTGATTGTGAGCTTCAGCACGGCATATGTTGGCATACAGGTTGACGCTGGCGATGTGGTGACTGTGACCAACTCATCTTACGGCTGGTCAAACAAGCCGTTTAGGGTTATGCGTGTGTCTGAGGTGTCGCTGCCTGATGGCAACCTTGGCGCATCGTTTGAATTGAACGAGTACAACGCCCAAGTCTATGACGATCAAGACATTACAAAGTACATTCCAGCCCCTAACTCAGACCTACCTGACCCATCCTACTTTGGCCCTGTTCCAGCGCCTACAGTGACCTCTAGCTTTCCTAATGCTGCTGTTCCTAGCTTTAACGTGCAGCCATTTATGACTTCCGCTAGTTTTGCAACATATGCCGAAATTTGGTATTCCGCATTTGCAAGCCCAACCGCAACGCAACGATTGCTTGGCGGGACTACATCACTGCCTAGCAACGGTGTTCCTTATACTGCTGGTCAAACATTACCAACAGTCAACCTGCAAATCCCTGCTGGCAACTGGTATCTGTTTGCTAGATTGGTCAATCCAATTGCCAACAGCGAGTATTCACCAGCAAGCACTGTCTTTGCTTGGAGTCCAACAACATTTCAATACACAGACAGATACATTGCTGTTGCCTATGCGAATAATGCAACAGGCACATCTGGTTTCAGCTTTAGCCCTCGAAACAAAGCATATTACGGTTTGTACAACAACGTGATTGCAAACGGCGGCACTGATCCAACGCTATACAAATGGTATTTGTCACCTGTAAATTTTGGGACAACTGCTGACAATTATTTGTTGTACGCAAATCGTAGCAATAGAAAATTTAGCTTTGCTGTAGGCAATGCGGGATACGTCAACCTCGGTGGTGCATTTGTACCAAGCGAAACCTCTGTTTATGATTCAACTGTATGGTCAGGATTGATTGACCCTACTGCTGGAATACAAAGTTTCATTGACTTAGACAGATCGACTGGACAAGTTATTGTTAATGGCTTTTCTAGTCCTAATCAAAATGATGGATTCTTGTCTATCACCAACAATACTGATGGACAAATGCGGGTTAACTTGCAGCAGTTTTTGAATTTTGGTACAGGAATTTATACAAAGTCTTTTGACGTTGCAAAATTGACCGTAGACGTATATGGTCGAGTGGTCGGCTTTCTTGAGCAAGATCAGTTCTTCTACACGGAAACTGTATATACAGCAACTGCCGCACAAACCACATTCAGCAACACTCACACGGTTGGCTGGATTTTGGTTTTCCGCAATGGTGTTTTACTGGATACGACCGAGTATTCTGAAACATCTACCACTGTTGTGATGGCAAATGCTTGCGCTGCTGGAGAAGTGATTGCTATCTTTTACATGCGTGGTGTCAGCACATCTGCGTCCTATGTGCAGACGAACATGACGATTGCGTCAAGCACAACTAACACAATCACATACAGCAATGCGCCTTGGCAAATTGTCAATGTTGGCGACAAGATGACGTTTACAGACGTTGTATTGCCAAGTCCTCCAACGCAATACACTGTTCAAAGCATAAACACCACAACAAAGGTGATTACTTTTACCACGACCATTGCAGGTGCAACTGCTGGCAATCAAGTTTATATTGCTCGGGCTGCTGGTGCAAACTATGCGCCATTCAGCAGATACAAGGTCGCCCTAACTGCTGCAACAACATACACGCCAACAACATGGGCAATTCAGAACGGTGCTGAGTCAATTTATGTAAACGGCGCACAGATAAACGAAATTGACTACAACATTAGTGGTTTGGCGATTGATGGGTTCCCTGCCCCATTGACAGGAAATATGACCATTATTTTGTTCGCGCCAAACAACTTGAACGTGCCAGCATCTAACGTGGTTAACGTCACCGCTTACTCAACAGCAGGTCAAACAACATACCCGTTCACAAGCAACCCACTGTCGTTGGAGATTTTTGCCAACGGCGCATTGCTTGCACAAGGTGCGTCATATGATTACACTGCGAGTTCGGCAAATTACATTTTGACCACAGCATTTAACAACAATTTAACCCTTCTGAATCAACAAACTTTTGCCCGAGATGGCGCAGCATAAGGACATCACATGACTCAAGCCTTTAACCTATCGCAACTTGCAAACAACCTCAACACAGCAGGTCAACTAGACGCTACTGACGGTCTTGTAAACGCTGT